GGCTCAACAGCTTATGTATGACAAGATAGGAATTCATGAATTTGAGACAGAACCAAGTATAATTACTATGAAAGACTTGGACGGACTTTACCTGGGATCATCAGGGGGATTAGAGCCACCGGAAGTTAGAAATATTCGGCTCAACTCAGGAGAAAGTATCCGTGTTTCATCAAATGGATTGAAGATTACTAAGCTAGAAAGTGATTTGGAAAATGTTATTCAGCTCATAGAAAAGGATATTGAATTTATGGTTAGCTATTCTAATACACCTAAGGATGAAAATTTTCACTATGGTGGAGAGAAGCAAGCAGATGATGCGGCTTGGGAAAAAGCTCAGAGCAAAGTCCGTATCTTTACAGTTCCTAATAGTCCCTTTCTAATTGCAAATCGTTTAGTAGTGAAGATACGTCACTTAAAAGAAAGGGGCCATATTTGTATTGGTCATAAATGGCCTAAAGGAGGTATGGACAGGTTAGCGAAACTTCTAGGAATAGATTTATCCAATTGTTGGAAATTTATAATTGTGGAAGGTGATATTGAAAAACTTGACCAGTCCATATGGGCAATTTTTGTGATGATTTATTATTCTTTTGGCCTAATCCATGAGCGATCAGATTCATTTTCATATCTAATTAAAAAGAAAATTCTCTTATTCATCCTGAAGAATGTCTGTACTAGACTTACTCGGGTCTTTGCTGAGTTGTGGGAAATTCTATTCGGTAAGGTTCCCTCTGGAGTTCTTGATACATCTCATATGGATTCCTACATTAAGCTTCTTTGGTTTTTTATGTTCTGTGTATGGGTTATTGACCAAGCAGACAGGAAGCTTCGCCGCGATCTGTCAAACTATGTCGTTCGATTAATAGCTATGATAGTCTATGGTGACGACTTTCTTTACAACAAAGGAGATGAAGTATGGGCTACTTATTTTTGTGGGAAAGCATACAAAGAGTGGTTAATGAAATTCCTTCAGGTAAATCTGAGAGATCTCTATGATGGAATTTCTTTCTGTTCTAAAGAGCACAATGGATATTTGACTCACAAAGGTTCATCTTTCTTGAAAATGTACTCAGTCCTTAATCCGTATAAGACAGATACTAATCAGCAATGTAATTTTCTCCCTTATCGTGAGACAAAAGAGTATGTTATGCGATGTTTTAGTGGTCGTGAACCGAAGACTCGTGATATCTTGGATATGCTCTTGTCCTGTATGGCTCATGGCTATGGTACATATGCATCGAACCCAAATGCTTACTGTTTTCTCAAGAATTTTTACAAAGCTTTAATTTATGAAAATGGTCTTCTTGAGATGTCAGCCATTGACGATGTTGTTTCACGTTTGAGTGCGAGAGATCTTAAGCAGTATCGAATGTTGGGAATGGATTTAGACGATATTAAATCAGGATTTCCAGAATTGACAACTTTAGTTAATAAGAACGTGTGGGACGAAGAGTATCATCAAATTACTTCGTACGAGATTAATACTAATGCCAGTGCAGACTGGAATTATGATGTTGTGTAATCCGGGTTTGTTCCCCGGTATATAAAGCGATAAACAAAAAATTGAAAAGTAAGAGAGGAGTAGGGAGGGATAGCGCCC